AGGTAACAAAATGTCTGACGAGCAGAAGTTTGAGTTCGTGCTACATGATTTGCGGCGAATTCATTGGGTTAACCCTAGTAAGACTCTTGGGCGGACTTTCCTTGAGGCTGTGGATGGCAACGTCGCTATGCTTGCTGAAATTTCTGACCAAGATCTTATTGATTTGATGTACCGCAAAATCTATAAATTTATTAAGGAGAATAAAAATGGCGAAGCGGGATAAGAATCGCTCTTATGACGAATGGGAAGACGATTGGAATGATAAGGAATACGAAGATTCCAAAAAAGCCAAGCAAAATGAGCGTAGAAAAAACCGAGCTAATAAATATAATTCTAACGAAGAATGGATTGACGAAGAATGAAACGAGTTACCCAAGAAGATATTGTTTTGATGAATGAAGCTTATCTAGCCTGTGGCACACTTACAGGCGCAGCCAAAGCTACAGGCTGGAGTGCTTCAACTGTCAAGAAATATTTAATTCCAAATTTTAAGAGTGAGCAAAAAATTGAAGCTACTACGATTGAATTGCCACCTATTAGTACAGTAATAGAGCAGTTAAAAGGTAGCCAGCTGACTTGTGTGCGGCCAGACGAAGAAAAAGAACTTCGAGCTCTTTGGAAGGAAATGTTAGTATGAAAAATTACTTTACATTTAGAGAATCTAGTAATAATGGATGGACAATTTGCCCAAGTTGGAATGAATTTTGGACAGAAGGGCAGTCTATTAATGGTAGTTTTAATTTGCTGGCTTGCCGCATTAGTGGATTGAGCTGGCCGCAATGGCTTCGATATTGTAGACAGAATGGGGCTACTCTATATGGTAAGGGCAATAAATATGTTGTTGCTATATGGAAAGAACCTAATCAGGCCTTCTTGAAAGAATTGAATATCCGTGCGAACGAAATCGCCAAATATATTAATTTGAAAGAGTTGAATCTTTAATGGATAATATTACTAATATTGATATGAATATCTATAATAAGCATACAATTTATACAAATTGTATTGTAGATGTTCTTGAAAATACTGTCACTGGTAAAGTAAGTATCGGTTGGTATCCAACAGAAGAGACGGAGGAAATAAAAGATGAATAAAGAAGTTATGAAGAAAACTGGAGAGGAGCTCCAGGAATATCTTGCTTTCCGCCGCCGTGGAAGTAAAATTCAGAGTAAGAAGGGTAAAGGCTCTTATAATCGTCAAGACTTTAAGAAAAGCCTTAAAAATTCTTGAGATTTAAAATTTGATTTTTCCTAAAATTTATTATATAATATATATGTAAGATGAAGAAGGGAGATAAATCAAATGGATGATTTTATTGTTGAGTCGCAGAGCGATGAAATTATTCCCGAAGAGTATGAGGACTGGCTTCGCTTTTGCGCCGGCGCGTATGAAGTTAGCGAGGAAGAAAAATATGATAATGAGGATGGCTGGTATGAGTTTGAACCCGGCAGATTTGGTTGGGATGAAGCCGCCGCGAATCCTTAATTTGGCTCCGTAGTTCAGCAACGAAGAATACGTGCCTGTCACGCACGAGGTCGTGGGAGCAAAGCCCACCGGGGTCGCCAGCCAAGTCTGGTCTTACAAGGACTTGTAAATAAAGATAAGTAAGCGGGCAAGTTGTGAGGAACCCCGTAGGCTTAAAAACTCTCCGGCGGACTCGGGCGTCGTTAATTCTGCGGGAGCAGATAAACTCGAATCTTAGTGGAGTAGAAATCCGGCCACTTTAAATATTGGGGAGAGCAGTTGGCGAACTGTGAACGAAAAACGTATGTGAACGCAAAATCACGTTAATAAGCAAATCGTGCACGTCAGTGGGAACGTAACGGTGCCGCGTCCGAACGAGAGACTTATGACGTTAAACTGAGGTCTGGCCATTGCGGGCGCGCGGTTAAAGAAACGCATAAGGGAATAGGAAGGAACGTATGCCTTGTCCTACCCTGGGTACGACGACTACCACAACTCGAAAGGCCGTTCCGTAGAGATGACTTCCCTACGTAAGAAAAAGAAGTCTTTTGATTGCCAGTCTATTAGCTGCAACTAATAGTGAGGAATTTGCAGATTCCAAAAACGTATAGGTGACACGTTATAGGTCATCCGGACACCTCGCCCGTTGAGGAGGGAAGTGCTGGTAAGTTGTCCATAACACCAGACACCAGAACATAAGGGCATATGGAATGGTAACAACTGGACGCTCGGTTGAGTTGTAGGTTCTTGTCAAACCTTCCGCAGTTTGGGCATACTGGGTGTCAAAAAGCCTTCAATTGTCCCATAAGTCCGGAAAAGCGTTCACCGGCGCCTGGAGATTGCGTCAAAAAGGTATAATGAGTAGTTGAGCGTCACTCATGGGATATCATATGGTCCCGTCTACTAAATGGTCAGGTGGTAGCCCTTTCAAGGCTAAGATGTCGGGTTCGAATCCCACCGGGACTACCATATCGCCCCAGCGATATAAAATACATGGGTAGAGTGCGGAAAGGATGGATTTTTCGGTTAAACTACTACTGGCAAACGTCACCACTAAGGGCGAAGATATGTAGCTTAGTCATTTAGCAGCACTCTATAATAAAAAGACAACGAAAGTAAACCGAATGCGAATCATGGTGTCCATGCGGCACCGCTGAAAAGATACTGGTATAGGAGGATTGGTAATTATGAAAGTAGTAAAAATTCTCCAAAGCGAGGATACGCCAATTGGCTAATCCTCAACCTGGATAAGTTGTAAAACTGCCTATATATTGCGGATTAGAGAAGCCAGTTATCTCGTCACTCTCATAAAGTGAAGATCGCCGGGGCAGAGCCGGCATCCGCTACCAATATTTATTGCCTGCAACCAAATTTGTAGAGTAAAATTAAAATAGCTCTACTTAAATATAGAGGGTGATAATATGAATGGTTTTATTTATAAAATTACTAATAATTTGAATCAAAAAAATTATATTGGCAAAACAACCTATAGTGTTGAAAAACGTTGGAAAGAACATTAGAGAGATGCTTTTAAAGAGCATCTGGAAAATAGACCGTTATATAAAGCCATTAAAAAATATGGTATAGAAAATTTTTCTATTGAAGTAATAGAAGAATGTGATATTTCAGTTCTTTCTCAACGAGAAATATATTGGATTGAAGAATATCATTCTTTTTCTAATGGGTATAACGCAACACTTGGTGGTGATGGAAAAATATTATATGATTATAATATAATTGTTGAATTATTAGAATAGGGTTTTACTACGCAAAATATATGTAAAATAGTTGGATGCTCTTCAGACACTGTTAGAAAAATATCAAAAATTAGCAATACTCCTTTAAATATTGTTAATAATTTTTGTTTAACCAAAAAAAATGTTGAGCAATATGATAAACTTAATAATTATATTCAAAGTTTTGATTCATATGCAGATGCCGCGCGATGGCTACAAGAGCAAGGTATAGTGGCAAAAGATTTAAATGGCGTCCGTGGTCATATTAGTGAAGTATGTAGTGGGAAGCGGAAAACTGCATATGGTTATATTTGGAAAAATATAAGTTTTAATTAATTTGAATGGTACTACCTCCTTTCTTTAAATTAAGACCCATATTAGGGGAACTATTTCACTGGCAGAGACGGAAATCTGCCGGCGGCGGAAATAGCTATGGGGATATTTACGCTACCCTTTTTATATAATTGAATAAGTAGTATCTGAGTGGAAGCCGACCGTGAGGGGAGGGAAACGGGTTGTCCTCACCATTCTAGACACTGGGAAATGCGCCAAGAGTAACGCACCGCGAGGAAAGTAAGATACTATTTATTTAATTATATAAATTAAAGGCACATGCAGCAAATTCTCTTTTAAGAGGTTGCAGGTTCAAATCCTGTGGTTGGGGTGTCCCAATTTGGCGGAATGGTTTACGCGATAGTCTGAAAAACTATTATCTTAATTTTGTGCCTTGTATATATGGGGTACGGGACTGCTAGGAGTGGTCGCCTCCCTTGCAAGGAGGATATCAGCGGGGTTCGAATCCCCGGTATTCCACCAGTGCGCGTAGCTTTGAGTACATGCGCAACTACTAAAAATCCTTTTGCCAAAGGTATCGCTACACAACTTTGGGGGTAGTGAGCTGGTCAGAGCGGCGTTGCAGAAAGCTCACATTAATAAAAACGGGGCTGCCGCAAATGGTCTCTTCTTCTAAACGGATAGGAAGCCGGCCTCTCAAGTCGGTAATTGTGAGTTCAAATCTCCAAGAGATCACCATAAAGATACATACAGCAAATCGTAAATAGTGTTTTGGTTACACAACAGTCTGTTAAACTGTCGAAGCGGTTCAAATCCGTATTTTATGTATCTTGAATATGCGGGATTAGCGTAGCCGGTTAACGCGTCTGGTTTACACCCAGGAGACCGAAGGTTCGAGCCCTTCATGCCGCACCAGTGGCGCCACGAGTAGCGCTTTTAGTGGATAGGGAGATGACGTCAAAGAAAGAGATGTTCCCCAAAGCGGTTGCAAACGTAGAGGATAATAAGTCTTCGCCATGCCATTATATAACACTCTCTTATGAGAGTGTTATTTTTTTATTAAACTTGATTTTTTTAAAAATTTAGGGTATAATATATATGTAAGATGAAGAAGGGATAATAAAAATGGCCGTTAATCTAAATGATATTAAAATACTGAGAGAAAAAACTGGGTGTTCTTTACGAGAATGTAAAGAGGCTTTTGAATATGCAGAAGAGCATAAAGGATGTACTCCTGTTGGTTATTTAAAAGCTAAATATTTTGCTGTTAGAATTGAGCCTTTTGAGAAGAAAGTGAGGTTATTTTCAAAGTGAAGCTTTGGATTGATGACATGCGCCGGCCGCCTGCTGCGGATTGGCTTCTTATTAGAACGGTAGACCAGGCAAAGGCCGCGATTCGTACTTATGAGCGCAGTATGTCCAGTGATACAATTCTTATTGACCTTGACCATGATGCTGGCGATTATGCTAAGGATGGCGGTGGTGACTATATCGAGATTCTGAATTGGCTTGAGCGCGAGGGCATTGTCGATACTGGTTACTTCTTTCATATTCATTCTATGAATCCGGTTGGCGTCCAAAATATGCGCATGATTATTCAGCACAATGGATGGAGGGAGATTTAAATGGCCAGAATGTTTTTAATGTGCGGTCACCCCGGTAGTGGAAAATCCACCTATGCACGTGAACTCGCGCGCAAGAACGGATTTAGATACCTCTCAATTGATGATATGTATGCCGCTTTCAATGGAGACCCTACTTCTCACGACAATAAGTTTGATGTATGGATGACTTTCTTTCGCCAGATTCATGCAGCAGAAGTGGCTGGGCAGGACGTGGTAGTTGATACTAATGCGCCAACTCGTGCAGATAGATTTGAATTTCTTAACTGGTTTTCTAGTTTTGAGCATTATCTTATTTGGATTGACAGTGATGAAAAACTTTGTTTGGAGAATAATAGGCATAGAAGCCGTGTTATTCCAGAAGAACAGATGAAGAATTTGTTTAAGATGTTTGAAGCTCCTCATTTTAATGAAGTTTATTTCAATAGTACTCGCTCTACATGGGTGAGTATTATGAGGGTAGTGAACTATAATAATAGTTTTATAGAAGTTGATATTGATGGTGTTTTTCCAGAGGATGTGAAGTTGTGAAAAAGTATAAAGTAGGTATGTATGGTGGAAAATTTATGCCAATGCATAAAGGGCATCTAAAATGTCTTGACATGGCAGCGCACGAATGTGAATTGGTCTATCTGATAATGTTTATTGGCGGAGACCAAGAAGAGCGAATCGCACGCGATATGCCGGATGACGAAGATTTAACTATTGAGAATCGCTTCCTTCAATGTTATCGCGCGGCCGCCCTGTACGATAATGTAGTCGTAGAGATAATTGATGTAACGAAGTGTAAACTTCCAAATGGAGAAGAGGACTGGGATGCTGAAACTCCTCTTGTGCTTGCGCGCTGTGGCCATCTAGATGCAGTTTATGGCTCAGAGCCAAGTTATGCTCCCTATTTTAAACGTGCGTATCCAGATGCTGTTTATCGGTGTCTTGACCCTGAAAGAAAAGAACTTAATATTAGCGCGACCATGGTAAGAAATATGAATAAAGAAGAACGAAAGGAATGGATGGTATAATTATGGAAAATCTTAGAAAGTCTTTTAAGCAGATGAAGTGGTATGAGTGGGTGATGGCAATTGTAATGATTGCTATTGCGGCCTGGGCAATGATTAGTGCATTTATGGGAGGCTCTGGTGGTGGCAGTAACCCGCCTTGGCTAACTGTAATTAATTTTGTGAGTGCAATTTGTGGTGTGTTCTGTATCTTTTTCTGCGCGAGTGCAAGCATTAGTAACTTTGCTTTTGGTCTTGTAAATACGTTTGTATATATGGTATTCCTGTGGTATCACAAGATCTATGGTACGTTTTGCCTTGAGCTACTGATTTATCTTCCCTTTAATATCGTTGGTTGGATTATTTGGGCAAAGCATAGAGACCAGGTTGAGCCGGAGAAGACGATGGCAAAGAAGCTCACCTGGCTACAGGATGTAGGCGCCGGCGCGATTGTAATTGCGGCAGCTATTGTGTATCATGCAATTCTTGAAAGAGTTGGCGGGTCTGTGCCCTGGCTGGATGCTTTTACTGTATCTATTGGTATTATTGCAACTGGTCTGGAAATGCTTAGATACCGTGAGCAGTATTGGCTGTGGATTGTACAGGATGTAATTGCAGTTGCCATGTACGTTATGCACTTTGATGCGGTGTATCTGACGAAGAAGAGTATTTATCTGATTATGGCAATTGTTGGTGTGATTCGCTGGACACGGCTTCAGAGAGAGCGTAATAGAGAGAACGCGTAAGTAAATATTTGAGAAGAGGACGTAGATACGTCCTCTTTTTTATATTTGACTTTTTTATAATTTTTTGGTATAATATATATAGAAAAACGAAAGAGGATTTTAAATATGCTAAAAATTCGAATGCGTTGGTTTATATGCCCCGTTTGTAAGAATAAAATGGCAGCTAGTAAAAATTTAAAACACTTTACTCCGCGTGGCCACCGCAAGAAAATGTGGTGCTGGAAATGCCAAAAAGTTATAAACATGATTCAGATTAATTGAAGGTGATATTGTGTCTCGAAGCTATAAAAAGTCTCCTGTATACACTGATGGCCGGCGCAAGACCACAAAGTGGGCAAAGCGCAAGGCGAATCATATGGTACGTCACCATGAAAAACGTATTACCGATGCCTTGGCCGCGATGGACAGACGATATATTAATGCGCGCCTGTTTGATGGGAAGTCTTATCGCAAATTCTCTGAAAGCTGGTGGATTCATGACTATATTAGCTATTGGAGACAGGATTGGGCTGTAAATGAGTATGAGCATCCAAACTGGAGATATGACGAGTTTAGGAATAAATGGTGGCATCGCTGGGACCAGTTTGAGAATGTGGAAGAATTGAAGCAGTATTGGGCAAAGTATTATAGGAGGAAATAATGAAGAGATGTAAAACTCAAGTAAAACCCGGTGATAGTATTCATATCTATCATATGTTTGGATATTCTGAATATAAAGACTGTGAAGGAAATGTAAAGTACATTGATGAAAATCGGGTTTACGGTACTTGGGGACCTGACCCTTTGATTTTTGCTGATGATTGGGAGATTATTGAAGATGATTGAAGGACTTTATAAGTGTTTTGACCATTGGCATAAACAGGGAACGGTTTGGCTATATAGTGACACCCATTTTAACGAGGATGAAGATCTTCATGTGCCATTTCCAAATCGCCCTTCCGCCGAGGAGCAAATCAAACTAATCAACTCTAAGGTTGGCCGCAAAGATACGTTAATTCTTTTGGGAGACGTCGGTGATATTGAGTGCGCGCGAAAGCTCAGAGGATATAAAATTCTTATAAAAGGGAACCATGATTTGGGTCTTTCTAATTATGAGGATGTATTTGATGAAGTTTACGGTGGCCCGCTTATGATTGGTGAGAAAATTATATTGTCGCACGAGCCGCTTGATATCGGTTGGGCTTTTAACATTCATGGGCATACGCATTGTATAGAGTTTAACCGAAAGGGACACTTGTGTGTATGTAGCGACTTTATTAATTATACGCCGGTAAATTTTAACCAGTTTGTAAAGTCGGGGCGCCTGCGCGAAGTAACGCCGATGCATCGGGCCACGATTGATAAAGCGACAGAAAGAAAAAGGAGAAAATAAATGGGAATTTATATTGACATGGAGATGCCAAAAATCTGCGGTCAATGCCAAATCAAACTAGGCATTGATTGCGAACTTTGGAGACACATAAGAAGCGTTAGCCTTGACAGGCACAAAGATTGCCCTCTCGTCCCTGCCGCCGATGTGCGGCCTGTGGTGCGGGGGAAGTGGATATGGGATGGATACGTCTATGATGTGCCTTGGCAATGTTCTAACTGCGGTGTGTTTCATGATGCAGATTCGAATTTCTGCCCAAACTGCGGGGCTGATATGCGAGATGAACAAGATGTATGACAAGTTGGTAAAGCGGCTGGGAGAGAGAGCTGGCGCATTTGACTATGACGGACGGCCTGATATAGCTTGCGACTATGAACAAGCCGCGGGTGCCATTATGGAGCTAAGTGACAAATTGGCAATCGCGGAAGAGGACAAGATTAAAATGTTTTGCCAAATTCCACGCTGGATTCCCGTGACGGAGCAGTTAATACACAGCGGGTGGTATCTTGTCGCTTGTAATGAGTGGGGCGGCAGCGCTGTTCGCAAGGCAATTCATGATGAAGCAACAAGGAAGTGGCTGGAGTTCCCCTGTGGAGGCCCAAAGGACATCACCAAATTTGTCACACATTATATGCCGCTGCCGGAGCCGCCGAAGGAGGAATGAGCATGGAAGTTTACATCAAGGACATGAATATACCGAAAAGCTGCTGGAGCTGCGATATACCCTTAAGCATTTTAAAATGTCCTGTCCAAACGGAAGAAGAAGCTATGCGTTATTGTTCATGCAGACACAAAGGCTGCCCTATTATCATTGTCCCGCCACATGTTGGGGACTTGATAGACCGTGCCGTGTTGGCCGACAGCTTTGAACCTTCTGACTTTTGGAATTCAAGTGCTGAGGATAATTGCTTTGCAGCAATCCATATTACGAATAGTATGCCAACTGTCATCCCAGCAGAGGAGAATATAGATATTCAGAAAGAGTTTATGCAGAATTGGCATGAGGAGGACGAGGAGTGAGACAACCTTACACTGAAAGACAATTTAACTATGCTATTGTAATTAGTTGCGCGTTGGAGGATAATGCAGACCTTCGAAGTATGGACAAATGGGAAATGCGCGATTATATATCTCATTCTCTTAGTGATCCAGAAAAAAACAGAAAAATCAAGGAGTATGCGAAGATGTTGGCGCGTGATTATAAGACGAGCAGGAGAGAGAAAAGTAAATCACAAAAGCCGTGGTTAACTGACGAATCTCTCGGCGGTGAATGGGGGCTTGATGCAAGTGACTTCGGTGCACAATCTTGGGGGAACAGTTAATAAGTAAGGAATGTGAGTGATGAAGAAGCATATAAAATGCAGTATGAATGAAATATGCAAGATCCCGCATCGTGACGGAGAGTGTGAAAAAAATTGTTACTACAACACGATTGAGGTTAAGACCAACGCCGACTGCATCCGTAGTATGAGTAATGAGGAGCTGGCGTTATTCTGTAGTAAGAATGTGGATGCTTGCCCGCCTGGGCATGATAGTGGTAAGTGTATTGATGAGCTATATGCACATGGAGAGGGGCCTTATCCGTCTGATAAACAGTGCATAGAGTGCTGGCTTGGCTGGCTCAAACAGGAAGGAGAATAAAAATGACTAAAGAAACTATTAAAATTAAAAAGCACCCCAACGTATACTGCCCCGATTGCAATGAGTTGATTTTCTCTGCCTCCATTCTGCGCCACACCATGGACGGCGCGCCCACTGAGCAGGTAATCTACCCTAATTGTTGCCCAATTTGTGGCCAGCGGCTTGTACCGATGGAAATTTTTGCGAATGAAATGATGTTTAAGAATATTAAGATTTAAGAAAGGAGTAAAAAATGATAATTATTACAGGCGAGCGCGGCGTTGGGAAAACGTCGGAACTTATCAAGCTTTCTGAAGCAACAGGATACCCGATCGTCGGGAGAGATTCTGCCAATGCCAAGTATATCAAAGACCGCGCTAAAGCTATGGGTGCGAAGATCACGGACGTATACACGATAACACAGGTAGAAAATGGGAAACTGAGAGGCATCGAC